TAAATAGTCTCTGTTCCATCGCCAAATAGTTCAACGCCAATCGTTCCATCAGTATGAATAAAGAGATTTAAACCCTTGTTGTCATAAGCACCATAACCAGATGAAAAGATGGTTTGGGCGCTTGCAAACGAAACCGGATAGAACCAGAAAGATATCCACGAATCCAGATCACATAACCAGCCCCTATTTATTGTCGATGGCACATACTCGCCCGTGATGTCTTTATCTTCACGAAACATTCTTGGGTAGTAACCCAGAGATGGGTTAAATTCAAGGCAAGCAGTTCCAACAGGGCTTGCTGACTCACCCCGGCCCGAAGGCGCGTAATAGTAATTAACATAAGCGCCTGAAAATTGCCCGCCGCCATAATATGATCCTTGCTCATGGAAAACCTGGATAAGATCATCCATATTATTGAAATACTCAAAATCAAAGTAGTCCGTATAATCCGTTGGCGGAACTGGCGTTGGTGGCGGGTCAGGCAACACAAGATTTTGCGGTTGCGGGCCTGCACCTGTACCAGCAACATCAGTACCGCCAGCAACGATTATAAATTCAACTTCGTTAATGAATAATTTAGAACCCGGCGCCTTCAATAAGCCACCGTGGAGCGTTGCGGTTGTGCGCTCTTTAATGATTGGCTCGCCGTTGTCCGAATAGGCATCCAGCGAGTATTCGTAGATATTGCCGTTGCTGTGGTCTGCACAGTAGTTCAGGCCATACATGCGAATCATGGAAGATGCTCTATGTCGGTCATTACCAATGCCGTGCGTTAGCTGAAACCATGAGGCTGAAACTTCGTGATATACCCAAGTGCGGTTTGCTGTTGGGAATGTCAATGCAAAGAACTGTTGATTGTCCTGCGAGAACTCAAAGGCGATAACATCATCAATTTTTGAATACTTAGCGAACTCAATCCCTAGTGCCGGATTGCCGATATTGAGAAAATCCAGCCCGGATGATCTGCGCGGTATTCTCTTGTCATCTAGGAAGTACATATATTCAGACGTTGAGCAAATAGCGTGTTTACCGGCAATGCCGTAATTCTTAACGCCTGCTCTTAATACCTGCCACGGCGGATTGCCTGTGCCGGTGTTCTGCCACGGCTCTACTGATTTTGTGCCAAAGAAATAAACCAGAGGGCCAAACGCAAAGCCACGAATACAATCATCTGGGTGACTCTCCGAATTGGCAAAATCGAGCGCGTCAATACCTAGACTGGTGTTGATGTCTGAGGTTACAAACTCGCCAAACGTGCCGTTATTATAATCAAAAATGAATTGCTGATTCATCCAAGCAACCCATGTGGGCGCTATCAAATCAGGGTCTAGAAACTCATTTAATCCGGCTGTGGTTGTGTAGATAAATACACGGCCATCAGTAACAATAACCAACTGCCTTGGGCCGTTCGCTATCACACATCTTTCTGTGCCCGGAATTGTGCCTAGATTCTGTTCTACGCCATCAGCATCAACTGAATACAGACTTGTCCCATTAACCACATACATTAGGTTATTAAAGTCATGCACCCCCCGGTCAATAGTCTCAAGGTTTGAGAATACCTTAATACCAGCCGTATTGTGCAGGCATACGGGATTACGCGCTTCCGGGTTGACTTCCGGCCACATGTTTTTAGCAGTCTGGGCAGATAGCCCCTTTTCCCTGCTTTCATACGAAGGACCAATCAGCGGTATTTCAACTCTGGCCATTAGAAGTATTCGACTCGATTTCTTTTAAAAGACTCGGTGCCGCCAAGCACCCTGATATTGGCCAGCGAAAGTGTGGCGCTTGCAATAATGCGCTTGTACCTGTCATTCGGTATGCCGTAGTCGTTTACTCGCGCTGCCGCAACCAGAGTCGTTACATCGGTCGTGTATTCGTCGGGTACATCTTCGTCCCGATCCCAATCAACCGAATTTATTGCAGCCAGTTGCGCGTGTACCTCGCTATAGGCTTGCGTCAGGTCGGCGTTTATGCGTGAACTAAGTGTCTCGCCCTCGCCAAAGATACCCAGCCGGGTGGCCGCCATTTCGACTACTTTTGCTACCGTTGCCATTATTTCTTAGCCGCTTTCTTTTTACTGGCTTTCTTTTTAGAAGTCTTTGGTTCGGCTTTCACGACTTCGGTAAAGTCTGGATTGTTGGCTGCTTTGTCAGCACGATAACCGTCCAATCCAGCGGGGTTCATTGATGATGCAGTTGTGCCGCCATAACAATTAACTGTTCCGGCGTTCTTGTCTGTGGGTACAAAATAACGCATTGTAATCTCCAAAGGAAAAGCCCCCGTTAGAGGGCTATCCGTTAAGGTGTGAGATATAAAACGTAGACAGACATATCACCCGCTGCGAATGTTGCAGATACGGCGACAGCCTGTATTTGAATTATTGTCTCTTTGGTAAACGTAACAGGGCCATCCTTCAACACACCGCCCAAAGGGAAGTAGTTATATGCCTCGGCTTTCAGGTCGGTAATAGCATTACCTTCCCACAAGCCAAGATTGCCCAACCCGTCAGAGTCGGCGGATTCTGTTCCGTTCGCTGCCCAGCCAACATCCATATCAAGCGTTTCTGTGGCGTTGGTGTCCATGTCATCAGCGGTAATCCAACCACCGATAACAACTGCGCCAGCAGGCAGTTTACACATTTCAAATATGTCGCCAGCCTCAACATTGGCGGCGACTGCGTACGTTCCATAAGCACACAAAACCGCGCCTGCGGTGTGTGATTGAGCCGCCGGAAAAGATGTGGCGGCCCGTGTTCCTGTAAGTGTTTCAGCGGCCAATTTAATTTCTCCTCAAATCGTTGCGCTTTAAAAAAGGGGGCGCTATCTAAGCCGCCCCGCTAGAATCAGCCATCTGCTACGGAAGCAAAGAAGCCAGTTACAACAGCGTGATCTTTCTGGACATCAGTATCGGCTGTACCCGTACCGTAACGCAGTTTTTCGAAGTTGCCGAACTCACGAATACACAGACCATATTTGTCTTTGTAATCGAACTCTTCTTCAACTGTGTTCCACGTTGATACACGTGCATAACCAAGAGCGGATGAACCGCAAAGGTACACTGGAGCCACGTCAATACCCGCCGCGCCTGCGCCACTGAGAACGCCAATATCATCAATTTCTTTAAAGATGATACCGTCCCACTCAATGTCGCCACCCTTGAACAGGATTTCATTCTGCATACGCAAACCTACATCACGCTGTGCATTGGAAATCACTGAATCGCTCTGCAAATCACGCCAGATAAGGCTAGGTACATACATGGTGAAGTACCGGCGTCCTGATGTGCTTGAAGTTACCGGGCGAATCTTCGGGCTGGCAGTCAAGGCCATACGTTTCATAAGCCTTGCAAGTCCGCCAGTCAGTTTATCCGCCGAGTTGTCGATTTCTGCCAACGCTGCAGAGTGATCGTTAGCGGCATTATTAGCCTTTAATGCGCCAAACAGAACACGATCAGCATTATCTACAAGCCAAGCATCCTTCTGGACTTCCGAAGCAGTGCCATAAGCAACACCATTGATTGAACCAAAAGCCGTTATGATCTGGTCGCGAGTATTTTCCTGCGCCCAGTTTTTCAGCACTGTATTGCCTGCTACTCGCAGATTAATAGAGCTGAACTGGCTTTCTGTCATTGGGATACGGAAAGCGTTGCGGCGTTGGATAACCTCGACCTTTTGAGAGCGCGAAACAATCGCTTCCTCGTTGCCTTCCATTGTGCTTGAGCCGGTTTGACCCGACCCCGACATTGCATTTACAAGCGCAAAAGTTAGCGAGTCGCCTCGGTCTTTTGCTAAATCTTCTTTAACCTGGATGATTGCGTTTTCACTGGTTCCCATTTCGCCCTTAAAGCGATTTTCCTGGAAGTACTCAGTATCAAACTTCTCATCCCACTGTTGGGGAGTTAACCCCGTTGCTGCTGATGTATCAGCCATTTAACTATCCACCTTCTCCAACTTTGGAGCTTATCGGTGCAGGCCCCTTCCAATCTGAGCCTTTCAGCCCATCAGACGGGTCGCCCACTAATGATTTCGGGATGGATTTGCGTAAATCATCTTTCTCTTTTGCTTTCTCACCTGCCTCGTCCTCAAGCTCTTTGCGAACCTCTGCTTTGAGATTGGCCCTTAATGTGTCAGGGTCATCGAGCTCTTTGCGGGCTTGTTCAGCCTGAAAAAGTTCAACTGCTTTTTGGTGTATACGGGACGGGTGCGTTTTATGAAACTGTTCAGCGATAAACGGACTGGCCTTAGCCGACTCTTCTGCCCATGTAACAGCAGCAGCAACGGTATCAGCGTCGTATTTTTCGATGGCATCAGCTTCACCAAGATTGAGAAAATCATTGGTGTTTTTAGCGTTGATGTCATTCTTGATAGACTGAACAAACCCATCCTCGTCATCAAATACAGACGGGGCAGGGGTTTTTTCTTTAAGCTGGTTTTCTAACTCAAGAACACGTTCTTCG